CCCCGGTAGCGGTTGCCTTGCCCGGTGGGGTCGGCCCCTCGCACGGAGCGGGAGTTCAGGACAAATTCCCCGTCCGAGAGCATTGCAGGAATGTCGTCGGACCGCTCGGTTCCGGGGCCCTCTACAAGCATTTCACGGCGTGGGTACTGGGCCGTTCCGCCATCGTTCAGGTACTGGGGCTGGCCGTCTATAAAGCCCCCGTTTGCCGCGCTGGTCGGATAAGGCCGGGGGCCAAAATTGACCGGTTGTGGTGTCTGGTAGGCTACTTGGAAAGGTGTGTAAGATACGGGGCCCTCGGATGAAGCTACTTGGAACCGGTACGGATCAATCGCGTTCGGGTCGCCTCCCCCGACTCGATACTTGCTACGGTCGGCGGCGAAAAGTTGGTTGGGGCCGCGCGCTATATTTAGCCGCTTTCTTGCATCCCGCTCTTTTTCAAGATCAGTCTGGTTCTCCTCTGGCTCGTCCATCAAACCGCCAACGTATGCGGCGGTGCCCGCGAAAGCGGCAGAGGGGCCCCATTTCGCATAAATAGAAGGCCCTGCGTCTGCGCGGGCCCCCGCTATCCCCGCCTCTGTTGCTGTAATACCTTGAGCCGCTCGCCGTGCTATATAGGCGTTTTCGGCCTTTAGCATGTTTTGGTCAACAACTTTTTGGGTGTCGCCTCCACGGAAGAAGTAATCCCCCGCCTTTGAACTATATTCGTCCACAGTTTTACCGGTGTCTCCGAATGTCTTCTCCAGAAAACTGGGCTTCGCTACGGGCACTGCTGCGGCTGAACTAACGGGGTTTAAAGAGGCGTACGCCTGTCCCCTCTGGATCTCACTCAAGGGGGCGTACTGCTCTAGGGTAGTTAAACCTCCAGACATCGCCCCTGGGTTGGCTGTCGAGACGGGCATCAGAGAATCGCCGGGGCCATTGGCAGCGAAAAAGGCGCTGTCCTGAGCGGCAGTCGGCTGGATAAAGTCCACAGGTTTTATAGGGGCGGCAATTCCGGAGGTGCTGCTGGAGGTGCTGCCGGGCAACGCTGTATTTGTCACCTGCGGGCTCGAACCAAGACCCACGGTAGCTACTTCATTGGAAACCGCATTAGGATCGTAGGTCCGTCCGAGCGTCTTGTCATACCAACTAGCGCCCGGCGCATTTCCGGCACCCTCCATTCCGCCTATGCCTTGGGCATACGATCCCGAAAGGTCGTTGAGCGCATTCCAAGGGGCGCTCGCAGCCTGAGTAGCCCCGGCCATAAAGCCGGTGTTGTTCATGAGTCCGCCGATACCTCCGGTTAACACGTTAGCGGCGTAACCCGTAACCCCCGCCACTGCCATTGATTTAAGGTCCCAGCCGCTTTGATATCCGGCCACTAATGTAGAAGCCAGAATGCCGCCGATACCCGGCAGAATCGCATTACCTACAAGATTCGCAATAATAGGTGCTGCTTTCTTGAATACCTTTTTGACGCTTTTCCAAACGCTTGAGAAAAAGAACTCGGGTATCCCCGTGTCAGGGTTGATACTATTAAGCTCGTTGCCGACCACGTAGCGTTCTGGATCCATCCCCATGTCCCGCATCTGCGCGAACAGCATTTCCTTAATTTGGGGGTTAGAGTCCAGCACCTCCATCGGGATGACCGTCTCGCCCTCGGCAGCATGGACAACGTATATGTCACCGTTTCTGCCAAACTCCGCCAGCCGGTCTACCTGATCCCGCATAGAGCCGATACCAATCGGTGCCAGATCGTAATCCGCAGAGGCGTCCGCAAAGGACTGAATACCGGTGTTTGATTGGGTGTATGCTTGCTGCAACATCACGATAGCTCCAGAACATTTGCAAAGACTTGAATCTTCGACGCAACATCACAGTTGAAAATGAGCGTGTCTCCGGATTCAAGGACAAAAGGCCCTGAGAGGGACACGTCTGCGGTGGCGGAGGACGAGGCTAAAGTAGCCATCGTGACCTTCTGCAAAACCACCGTTACCGAAGCGGAACTATCGGTTATCTTGGAGTATACCACCACCGCTCCCGTGTGGCTATTGTACATATTTATGTTTTTCACCAGCGCAACGGTGGCCGCTGGACAGGTGTACGCGGTCACGTCCCCAGTGGCCCCGACAAGAGTAACGATGTTTTTGTACGCAGAAGCCATTAGTCCATAAACCAGTTCATTCCATTGGTGTCATCTTGCCCACTAACAACAGCGGGGAAATCAATCTTCGTCAGCGCCATCTCCAGATCTCGCAAAATGCGGACAAAAGTATCCGGGTCGTACTCGTCGGGAGCCATGGGCATACTGTGATCTAATAGACTAACCATTACCGACGACCGTCCGGACGGATATCGAGGCGCAAGTCACCCATTGTCCACGTTATATCCGTTGTAGAACTTTCAATTCGCAGCGCAGCCTGCCGAGACCGGCTGCGGAGAAAGGCTTGCTGCGTCGTGGATGTAACGGCGCTTGTGGAAACGGTGGCTAAACTGTCGCCGGGATAGTTTCGGGTCTTCAATATGTAGTTTACCGGAGCCTCTGCATCACTGCTTGTAATGTCTATGTCCGGGATGAGGCGGCTTACAAACATAAACTGCTCGCCGTCTCCAAGGTCAAAGTCTGCCGATTCAATAAACGCAGTCATAGGCAACCCGTCGTTATCGTCGCCCGTTTCTTGGACATAGACAAAGTTCGTTCCGCTGGCGGTTCCGGAGGCCCTTGGGTTGTCGTGTACGCCGTAATCAACCCAAGCCGTTCTCGACAGCGTACCCAGATCCCAAGTGTTCTCCGTAAAGTTAAACTTAACGTAACGGTCTATCTCGGTGGAATCAGCCGTAGGATAGAACCAAAACACCTCGTCAAACATCTTGTTGGAAGCCGCGAAGCACTTGAAGCTCTGATCAAGGTTTATGTCATCAAACACATAACGAAGAAGTGTACAGGGGATAACCTCAACGCGACCCGTGTAGACAAAAAAGTTCTCCCGAGTCATCCAGAAGACCTTGTCGCCCACTGTCGTTACAGCGTTCGGCCCAATAATTGAAACATTGTTCGCCAGCATACTTATGCCAAACGTAAACGGCGGCCCTGTGAACCGCATTGCGTGAATCGACGTATCCGTCCAGATGAGCATTTCCTGACGAGTCTTTTGAGCCGATATAATTTGAGAACCGGACGAGATACGCTGCGATCCAGCAGTGTTTGTTGCGGTAGGGGTCCAATCCACGGGGCTTTCCTGATCCGACCAGCGAACCATAAGAAGGTCTTGGCTAGACCCGCCCAGCGCATTGCAGCCAAAGCAGACGACATGCCTGTCCGCACCGGAAACCATAATCCGACGTGTTACTGTCGGGGCATCAGAGGCCCCCGCTTGCGCAGCAAAAGATGTTGCCCTGGACCCCAGACCCAGTGTTTTATCCCAATAATACGGAGCCCCGTCATAAACATTGAATATCAGGTCTTCGCCCCAGTTATCCTGCGCATATAGACGTATGTTGGAACCAGCGGAGGCGGAGGTACTCGAAGATCCCCCCCAAGCTACAAAGTCGTTCGCCTCTTTGACATTAACCCCGTCAGCGTGGGCTACAGCCAGAGTTCCGCGGGCTCCCCTAACAACACCCGCATTTATAGTGTGGGTGGACTTTCCGGTGTACTGAATTAGCTCGTCTTCTATGAGCATCAAGCCAACAAAGACCACCGCAACGCCACTGGAAGATGTGGCCTCAGTCGTCCCGTCATACCCACGGGTCAGGTCACTAAAAACATTCTCAGTATTGGTTCCGTACAGTATCTTTTCGCTCCCGATCAACACAGTTCCTTTGGCGGGGAACCCGCTTGAATCGGCTACCGGAATAGATGAGCTTATAATCGTCAGGTCTGCGCCAGTTGTCGAGGCCGCCGTCTCGAACAGAGCCGCGCTCGTAAGTATGAAAGAAGTGACACTGGCATCTATGCCGCCGCTGTCGTTGAGGGTGGTCTGTGAATAACCCGTGGTCAGACCGCCCCAAAAACCCGCTCCGAAGCCCGTCCCAGAAACAACCGTGTTGAGCCCTGTATTAATCTGGTAAACCACAAGGATCGCTGACCCACCCCCCGCGGTTGACCCGGAGCTTGCTGTTCCTGCGGTTGTTATTGAGTAGCTATTGGAATCAATAACGGTCAATTCATGCTCAGTGTTTAATTGCGCGGCTGTGATCCCATCCGTGGTGGTAGCCCCGCTGAAGGTCACAAAATCTCCAGTAACGGCACCATGTCCTGCTGCCGTTACACGCACTACTGAGCTACCGGCCGCGACGGTCGTTAAAGGGTTCGCTCCAAGGGTGGCCGTGGACCGGATAGGGGTTATGTCATTATACCCACCCCCCTCTTCTATATAGACCTTGGTTTCTGTCCCAAGGCCCATGTATTTTGAGCCGTCAAGCGCGGCCCACACATGAAGAGAACGCCCCGTGCCCTTTATCGTATTGCTGCTCAGACGCTCCCAACCGCCCATCTTCTCCGGGCGGCCCTTACGAAATCGGATTAGGTCTGAATTGAACCAACCGTTCTCATCTCCGTAAGACGTAGTCTCACGGTTGACACCCGGTTGAAATTGTATTTTTGTTAGGGTCATAATTCGGTTGCTTCCGGGGCAGGAAATGTTTTCCAAGTAGAAATAGGATGAACACCATGTGTTCTTGTAGCTTGATACATATGTTTAAATGTGAACATCCCATCCCCCGCAATAGATA